AAGCCATCCTCTGTGACATTCGCCAGCGTGAATAGATGCGCGATTGAATCCGGTGCATCCTGCGCAATGCTTAGTGAGCCCTCCGTCCAAAACGGCATAGCGCGGAACACTGAGCACAGATCATTAACCAGCTTGTAGGCATCTTCTAATGACTGAATGTTGACGTTACAGGAGAAGCGTGGCTCTTGCCCGCCAAAGCCATCGGGCACCGTGGCGCCGCAGTATTGACTGGCGCTGAAGAATGACCACTTATCAAGTTGCGCCGGCTGGATGTGATCACCAAACCCATAGCGCGTTGATGTCAGTAGATCCCATAGGATCCATGCCGGGTCGCTGCACCATTCTTTGCTGGCTTTGAAATTACCGCCCCATGCGCCGCTGTATGACAGTGCACCGGTGGATTGGTTGACCGTGGCATTGTCTGGTATCGCAATCTTGATGCCACGCACGCGATAGCTGCGTGATGGGATGTTGCCGATCTGCCTTGCATCTAACCTGATGCCAACCAGTGCTGCATTGGGATAGCGCAGTCTGCCGTAGATGATCTTGGTGTATGAGGACCACTCAAAACGATTACGCAGTGATGCCTTGGTTGAATCTGCAGTGACTCGCGTCACCTTGATGTCAACCGGAAATGCACCATCAATCTCAATTTGATAGTCGCGGTTGTATGGATCAAGTGTCTTGCCGTTGATCGTGTCATCAATGATTGTCTCGTATGACCCACCGCTGTAGCGCCGTGCAATCTGCACGCGCACCTTGGCGCCTTTGCTGCCATTGCTGGAGAACAGCACAGGGAATCGCAAGGTAACGCGCACTGCATCAACGTTGTTATCGGTGATCGTGCGGATGACTGGATTATCTTTTTCTACGGTTGCGCCGACTGTTCGTTCTTCATCAATTGACTGATCGCCGAACTTGATCGGTGCTTGATCTTTGGTGCCTAATGCGGTCGTATCGACGCTGACGTTTTGGAAGTTGCGCCGTCCGCTGCTATCACGCAATGGTGTGTTGTCGAAGAAGATGGACCGCTCGCCATCCACCAGGCCCTCGATTTCACCTTCGCTGATCAGGTCAATGATCTGCGTGTATTGCGTAGATTGCAGCGCCATCAGCCTTTTACCTGCACTGTATCAAGCCCGGCGCTGATCACCACCGATCCAGTGATCACTTCACCGTAAACGATTGGCACAGGCACGCCAGCACGTGAAGTATTTTGCACGCCGTTGAAGCTGAAGTTAGACCGTGGATCTTTGGATTGCGCAATCGGCAATGGCGATGCAGCAACACCTACCTGCGGCGCTGGCTGCGTAAGTGCAGATGATGCGTAAGCAAGACCTGCGCCAACAGCGCCGATCGTAAGGATGCGGCCGATGTCGCCGCCAATGATGGTGCCAAGGATTGCGCCACCAATGGCAACGAGTCCACCAGTTATTAGGTTGCTGCTGCTGCTTTTGCTTTGCGTGCCTTCAACTTCGGCTCTCGTTCTGAATCTGATCTCACCCGAGAACACCGGCACAATGCGCAGCTCTTGCGCACCGAGGGGATCATTCAGTTGCTCGTAACCAGTCAGCCTGTAGTCACCGATATAGATTGCATACCACTGGTTCAGGATGTGCTGTTTTACCTGCGGATAGTTTGCCGCTAGGAATCGAAATGCTTCGGCTGGTGTGCTAATTGCTGCCTTAAATACCCGCTGCCCGATGCACTTCGCTAGCTGCCCATACACTCGGATGGTATTCATCGGACCATTGCTCGGTGCGTGGATCAATGATAAACCAGCTTAATCCGCTGAGTTGTATCCCTCTGATATCCAGTCTAGACGGCTCAATACTGCCGCCTGGATGGCTGTGAATGATCGCTAGCACAGTGCCTGAGTCTTCTGCTGCTGCGTAGTCCAACGGATCCATGGCAAACTCTTCGCCGCTGTTTGCCATGTTGCGGCACGGCCAGTAGATCACCGCATCTGGCGCCAGCTCCACCAGTAGCCCGCACGACTCATTGGGATCTTGTTGCTTTGCGTGCTGCATTGCGGCATCACGCCAGGTAAGTGCTGACACCAGGGAAGCCTCCAAAGTTCAAGATGCCATCAGTGCGGAAGACGTAGTTTCGATCTGGTGTTGTGAACGTATACAAGGTGCTTGGCTGCGACTGCACTTCATAGAAGCTATAGGTGCCTTCGCTGCCGTTGACTTTACCTTCAAATGAAATATAGATACGCTTCAACCCGCTGCTGTTGCTAATGATGCTACCAACCCTAGCAGCATCTGCCTCGGTGATGGTAGGGCCAATAACATACAATCCGGATACGATATCTGTTCTATCTGGCACCACGAGCATTCTGCTGGTTGGATCTAGATCACGTGGATTGGCTGCAAAACCAAACTCTTGTACCTTTAGATAGGAGCTTGACTTGGTAGTGATTAAGGTTGCGATGTTCAGCCATGGCACAGGCTGGCTGAGCGTTACCGTCGTGCCGCTGATCTCCGCAATGGTCGTGCCGGTTTGGATGTTAAATCCGGTCACGATCATGCCAACAGCCAAGTCCGCCGCTGATGCCACCGTGAGCGTTGTCCTGCTGGTGTTCAATGTTGCGAGCTTTACGGCACTGCTTGAAGCGGTAGCACTAGCGCTCATCGTTACGGTGTTGCCGCTGATGCTGGATACTGTCGTACCAGATGGTATGCCAAAGCCTTTGACTGGCAGCCCTGCTGCAACTGATGTGCCATCAACCAATACAAGCTGATTGCTGCCGCTTGTAATGCTGCCGATCCTCGTGATCTGACCAAACCTACGCTCGCAACTGCTCAGCCGCTTGCCGCATACATCCTCAGCAAGTGTTGCAACTGGATTGTCATCAACATCAAAGTATTGCGTGCCGTTGTACTGGCAAGTTTCAGGATCGCGGTACACCCAAGGGCAGTAGGTGCTGACGCATTCACGCTTCGGTGCGCGCACGCCGCTTAGGTCAAATACAGATGCAAGCTCAAACTGCACGACATCACGATTCTCAAGTGCAGTACGGTCGACATAGAATACCTGCCGCGGAAACTCAGCCGTAGGGTCTGGGCTGTATGGGCTGACGCCACCAGGGAAGTTATCGGCATCGAGGTACCGCGCCAATGTGCGGATGCGCGTGACCTTGGCGCCTTCAATGCCACGCGGCAGACTAAGGATCAAGCCGGTGATCGTGCCGAGCAGGTTACTCATCGTGAGCGTTGGCCGTGGCAGCGTGCCATTGCCGTTCATCTCAAAGCCTTCGGCTTGGATCGGAAACCATGAGTAGGTGTTGCCGTTCCACACCAGCCCGCCAGTTTCTTGCGAGATGGTGTCGCCGTTTTCGTACAGCAACAGCGTGCTGTCTTCCGCAAGCAATGCACCGCCAGTTTGCAAGCTGATGCCCGCATGAAAGCGGTACACATCCGCTACGCCATGCTGCGCAACATTAAGCTCTAGCTCAAACAGCTCAATGAGTGCGCTAGGGTTGATCTCCTGTAATGCCGCAAATGGAACTGCCATTATGGTTCAAATACCTGCACGAATGTTGCACTGACCGTAGCGCGATTGTTGTACGGTATGGACTTGCTCCATTCGTAGCACACCCACTTGTAGCTGCTTGCCTCGCCCGGTGGCGTCCAGTCGAAGCTGTCACTATCTGCAGCGCGTGCATCTAGGAATGTTTCAATCGCATCAGCGTCAGTCTCGGAAACGTTAAACGTCAGCGTCCATACCTTTGGGTTTTGATTCAATCCAACAGTTAACCGGTGCTGATAGCCATCACCAAACTGCACAATACGAGTGCGTGGTGCGCTGCCCTTTTGGGCGCCATAGGTTGGTGTGATCGCAGGGAATGTTGCCATTACGCAAGGATGCCTCCGGGTCGCTTCTGTTTCACCAATTCTGACTGCACAGCGGCTGCGATCACACGACCCAATGCAGCGCCAGATCCTGCATCACCTTGCACGTTGCTGCCGCTGGCATCCACATTGACTACCACGTTGGTGGCACCAAAGGTGCCGGATGGTGCAATGCCGCCACTGCGCCCTGGCGTGAACAGCTCTGGACCACGCTCGCCGACGAGGTAGCTGCGACCGCTGGATACGCTGCCGCCCATGGCACGCTTGCCGCCAAGACCAACCATGCCGAGCAGTCCGCCGCCAGCACCGGAGCCGGTCATGCTGCCGAATAGCGCAAGGTTGACGGCAACATCAATCAGCTTGGCTGAGATGCTGCGCAGCACCTGCGAGGCGACATCACCAAGGCTCTTGGTGCCATCAATAGCGCCTTGGATGGCATCAACAACGCCATCCTTGATGGTGCTGCCGATGTCGGTGTAGAGCTGCTTCATCTGGTCAGCAGCAGCGATCTGCTTCTTCAGTGCTTCAATGCCTTGCAGCTTGGCTTTGACATCCGCTTCGGATAAGCCCTTGGTGTCCTTCATCAGGTCACGCAACTGCTGCTGCAGGATCACTTCAGCTTCGTTGCCGTTCAGCTTGGCGCGTAGCAGTGCTTCCTCATCCATTAATGTTTGCAGCTTGTCTTTGCCTGCTTTGATTAGTTCTTGGTCTTTCTTCTCTTGCTCTTGTTTCAGGTTAAAGATGTCGTAATCAAACTGAGCAGCCCTTCTCTTTGCGTCGTTTTCAAGCTCCTTGATCTGTAGGATCTTCGCATCAGCAGGCAGCTCTTTGTTGGCGCGGATGTCTGCAATTCTTGCGTTGATGTTGAGCAGATCCTGCTGCGCTTGACGGGCAAGCACTAGCTGATTGTTTCCGCTCTTGCGTGCATCAAACAACCGCTCTTCAATAGCGAGCTGCTGATTCGATACGCTAAGCGCCCTCCTGCTTTCTTCAATGATCCGGGCCGCGCGTTCTGCCTCCTTCTCGCGCTTCTCTCTTGCCTTGCGCTGCTCGTCTGTCTCCGCTCCAGGCGCTTGCGGTGTTTGCGGAGGTTTGGGTAATCCGCGGCGAGTGGAAGACGGCAATGCCGATGCGTCTGCTGCAACGGTGCGCTGCGCCTCAGTCAATCGCCCACGCAAAATATCAAGCTCTCTCCTTGCGAATACACCCATGCCAGCCGGCATTCCAGCGACAACAGCCTCTTGCTCTTTAATCTTTTGCTGCAAGATTGGAATCTGCTTTCTTTGCGCTGCTTGACGTTGCTGCAACCCTTGCCGTGTCTCGCCAGGGAAAACGCCGCTAGCCGGTATGCCACCTGGCTTCTTGCCACGTAACCTATCGAGTTCGGCTTGCGTTCTTCTCAGCTCTTCAAGTCCATAGATGGCGATATTGATAGCGATTGCTATTGACCCAATCGCAGCAAGATTGCCAAGCACTGTGCGCAAGCCTGCAAGTTTTGGCGTGGCAGTTGTAGCCGCTGCCTCCAATGCTTTGGTGTTGTTTGTGTATAAAGCAAACGCTGATGCGCTAGCTGTCGCTGCAGTCCCAGCCGTTGCCGTGGCGGCAGCCATCCCTCCAATAGCGCCTAGGTAGGCAACTCGCAATGCAATGATCGCATCCAGCGCTTTCTTCAGCAGCGCCATTTGGATTGCGAGCTTGATAATTTCACCAGTTGCGTTGAGTACTGGTTGCGGAACTGTATTGATTACATCAGCGAACCCGTTAATTGATTTGGTTAGATCATTGATAGTCAAGACAACAGTTGGGCCAAATGCTTTTGCAAGCGCCTCACTTAGGTTTGCGAATGATGTATCAAGTGCCTTGAGGGTATTCTCTAGGCTGCCTCTCATTGTTTCAAAGTCTGAATCCGTCTTGCCTGCAGCATTTCCCAAGCCTTCAAGGATCATCCGATAATCCGCGCCTTGCTTTGCGTTTGCCGCAAACACACCGCGCAGCGCTTCTTGAGATCCAATCAATGCAGCGGCAGCTTCTTTATTGGTGTCTTGCTTTTTACTTAATTCATTAAGTAATCCGCCAAATCCTTTCGTCTGCAATCCAGCAATGTTCCATTGGATTCCCAACGCCGCTGCAGCTTCAGTGCTTTCTTTTGTTGGTTTTAGGATCGTCGCCAATGCTGCACTCAATCCAGTAAATGCAACCTCAGCAGTTGCGCCATTCTTGGTTGCAGCCGCAACAAAAGCATTAACCTCATCAATGCTCAATCCAGCCAATGCCGCTGTTGATGCAACGCGGCCAAGCTGGCTGGTGTAATCCGACCATGTAACTTGGCCGTATTCAATAGCTTTACTGATGCTATCGGTTACGTTTGTCGCATATTCACCGCTCAATCCATAAGCATTGAGCGTTTTAGTCAGAACCTCAGTGACTTGCGTGGTGTCAGCTAGGCCACCAACTGCAGCCTTGGTTGCAGCTTCTACAATCTTGATATTATCGGCTGTATTTGTAAAACCTGCTGATAGCGCTTGATAACTGGCTGCTGCAAGCTCAGCTTTATTAGCTATACCGCCAATGTTTTTGCTTAGCGTGGCAAGTTCCTTGTCCAGTGCTTTGACGTCACCGCCTACGGTCCCAAGGCGCCGCAGGTTACGATCCAGCTCTGTGGCGTCACGAATGACGCGATCAATAGCAAAGCCTCCCGCAAATGCAGCAGCCAACCCTGCCGCAGATCGCTTGAGGGCATCTAGTGCATCTTGACTGCGCCTTGACGCTTGATCAATGCGTCGGAGATTGTTGACCGCAGTTGTGCTGTCAACTCTGATGTCAACAACAGCAACAGCCACGGCAGCACCTCCCTATGCAACCAGTCTACCGCCGTGACTTAGCGCGATCCATTGCTTCTTTCTCGCGTTTGCCTTTCACCTCATAGTAGGCAGCAAAGTGAACGAACTCAGCATCAGTCAGCTCAGTGCGTAACCGGCTGACTGTCATGCCAAGTTCCGTAGCAAGGAAGAACTCAAAGAACAACCATGAGTCTTCCTCTAGGCTTTTTTTGCTTCCTCGAGGCTAGGTTCACCGCCAAGGCCAAACAAGAACAGCTCAAGCTCGTTCAGCACACGTTCAGGCAGCTCGCGTTGCAGCTTGGCTGCATCAGCCGGTGCAAACGCCTTGGTGCCGTCCTCAAGCTCTGCCACTTGGCACAGCACCTGCGTGCTGATGTCGAGCGCTTCATCGCCACCAGCAAGCGCCATCGCCTTCTTACGATCAGCGCGAGTCACCGGCTTGAAGTACAGATCCATCACCACAGTGCCGTCGTCTTTGGTGACTTCAAACTTGCGGCGCTGGTTTAGATCAAAAGCGCCCGTAAGTAGATCAACCGGGCGCTGGTTTGCAGCAGGCATCAGATAGAAAGCGTGAGTGTTCCGGACGTCACGAACGAGACTGTGACAATCTCGATCTCGCCAACGGTAGCACTGTATTCAGTGCTAGTCACGACCACATTACCTGTGATCTTTTTGCCGCCGGTTTCATCAAGGTACAACTCAACAAAGGCATCAGCTTCGTCAGTTGCTTGGTTGACGTCTTTGATCAGGTCCAGCTTGTCGCCAGCACCTGGCGCGTCATACATCAACTCGATGGTGCCGCTGCCGCTGATCAAGCCACCTACGTTGGCGCGATAGGTATCGCCGTGGGTGGTGGAGTCATACGACTCCTTCTCAACGGTCATGCTCCATGACCGCACAGCAGCGATCTCAGATACGCCGCCGCTGCCTGCCTTATCAAAGAAGACAGTGCCTTGTTGCCCGCGATAAAAAGCCATGATCAGATGTCCATAGTGATGGCACCGTTGGTCACGAAGCTGACCGTGATCACTTCGATTTCGCCAACGGTGGCAGAGTACTCAGCAGAGGTTACGACACCATCAAAGCTAATCTTCTTGGTGCCGCTTGTGTCGAGGTACAACTCAAACAACGCAGCACCGGCATCATTGGCGGTGTTGACGTATTCGATGAAGACATTGGTTTCATCGGCGCTGCTGGCGGTGTACATCAACTCGCAGGTGCCAGAGCCGCTGATCAAGCCGCCGACATTACCACGGTAGGTATCACCCAGTGCGGTGGTATCGAGTGATTCCTTCTCAACAGTCAACGACCACGCACGAGTGCTGGCGATTGTTGCTGCAGTGGAACCAGCATCATCAAACTTGACGCTGCCTTGCTGCCCTCGGTAAAAAGCCATGGCTAGAGATCCTCAAAGGTTTCAAAGGTCATTCTGACCTGAGTTTGGAAGTAACCCTCAG